GGTAATTATCCTATATATTATGATAATGCTAATAATAAAATTCTTTATGTAGACCCTCTTAAAATGGAATATATAGACACTACTATTAATCATAAACAAACAATAATAAAGCTTAAAAAAATAGCTGGGCAAGAGCGAAAGGCTGTTACACTTGAAATTCATCCTGCCTTTCCAAAGCCATTTTTAGAAAAAGCTAATAATCTTGGCAAGTTGGTGGATTGGTGGAAAGAAGAATTAGACGACTGGCCTGGTGTTAAATTAAAGGTTCAAAATTTAAAAGTTAAGAAAAATAAGGCAACAAACTCTATAATAGTAACTTATGATTGTCCTGCTAATACTAAGGATGCTATTATTCATAATGAAAACGCATATTTTGCACAACCAAATGCGGATGATACACATCCAATATATTATGATGACAATGATAAAATTCTTAGTGGAAAACACATAGACGAAGAGTTAGTAAGTGCTGCGAGAATAGAGAAAGAAGATACAGTAATAAAAACTAAAAAAGTTAGGGGCTCTAAGAAAAGAAAGGGTTCTGGAACTAGAAGACGGCGCTAAAGATTTGTGTTATTATTAGCAAAAATAAATGCTCATAGCTGTTCCTTTATTAACAAAGCCATAACTAGCATAATAATTTTCTAATTTGCTATTTGTATCTAATATTATTTTATAGCAGTTATGGTGTTGTGCATAAGTAATAGCATAATTCATTAGGTCTTTGCCTATATTTTGCGCACGAAATTCTTTTTTTACTACAAAATCTTCAATATGGGCGACGCATTTACCGTTGTGAATAAATTTTTGCTCTAATAATAATGTTAGTGCTCCCAAAATATTATTTGAGTCATCAATATATAAAAATATATTGTGATTGTTGTTTGTTACTATATTTTTTAAAATTGGCTTACAATTTTCATAATTTAATGCTGCATTTTCTCCAAAATTATTATATAAATTTATGAGTTGTGTGCATAGCTCGTTAGTAAATATTATATCTTTTATTGATATAATATTTGTTGTTTTTGTTGTTGCTGTTGCTGTTGCCATAACTTTACTATTAATAGTTTGTAAATTACTTTTTATATTTTAATTTTAATGTTTTAATGTTTATAATTTGAGAGATTGGTGGTGGGGGGACTGGGACGCACTATTGTGTCCAATCATTTAAATTACGACACAAAGGACAACACGGTTTATGGTTACTATTTTCGAAATTATTCTTTGTAATATTATACCAACAATCATTACACACTTTATGATTGCATTTTAATAGCAGCATAATTTTATTTTCTAGACATACACAGCATTCTTCTATTATATTTGTATAAGTATGTTTTCCCATTTGAACTGCGCAATTTATACACATATTATTATTACAATTTGATACCCATTTTGGTTGTATTGTTTCACAATATTTATAATTTCTACATTTAACAGGAGCACAACAATTTGGAGGGCAATAACCTTCGTGTTCTCTATGACCACAAATACATACTTCATCGAATTCTTGGGTTTCCTCATTATAGCATTCACATATGCACTGAATTAAGCATTCGCCAAGTCCATTACAAGAGCTCATATATTATATACTATTAATACTAATACTAATATTATATAACAATTTTTATAAATTATTTATTTTAATTTGAGAGATAAGCATAGAAGATTGGTGGTGGTGGTGGGGGGACTGGGGCATAGAAAAGGGAGGGTGGTGGGGGGACTTGGGCAGAGAAAAGGGAGAGAAAATGTGTAGTCGCTCACCCTCTCCCTCCCATATATCCCCCCATATAATCCCCCAAATATTTTTAAAATAAGGCTAAACAAAGTCCCCCTAATATGCACCATTTATAGCAAGCCAGAATTCGGTAACAAAACCCTAAGCTAGTAGCAAAAAGTTGCTAACCCTTTATATTGTTTTCTTATAATATATAAAGGCACTAGACACTCTACCTTATAGTTGCGCGCATTTATTATATAGTGTTTAGTTAGTGCGACCTCTAATATGTAGCTAGTGTGTTATTAGTGCATATTAATGCAAGCCAGAATTCGGTAACATAACCCTAAGCTAGTAGCAAAAATAATAGTATTAATGTGTTATGTTTTGTTGTCAAATTATAAAACATTGTTTATAAAATCTCTCAAATTATAAAATGTTATTTGTAAATAGAGAGATTAGATTCATAAAATAAAATTTATAAATAATTCGCACTATGCACTTGAATATTATTTATAAAATGTATTTGTAAATTCTCTCAAATATTAAAATGTTATTTGTAAATAGAGAGATTAGATTCTATAAAAAATGTCTACAAATACTAAAATAAATTTTATAAATAATTTGCTCTATGCACTTGAATATTATTTATAAAATGTATTTGTAAATTCTCTCAAATATTAAAATGTTATTTGTAAATAGAGAGATTAGATTCTATAAAAAATCTCTCAAATTATAAAATATTATTTGTAAATGGAGAGATTTATTTGTAAAAATGCAGTAAGCACACCCTTCTATTATAAAGGGATTTATTTATTTTATTACTAGTGTTTGCTTGTTTGCTATTAATCTCTTGCAAAGCTCTTTATATCCTTTTTATTATGTATTTATAGCAAACCGGAATTCGGTGACATAACCAGGTGCTAGTAACAAAAAATGTTGTTGTTAGTCTTATTTAAAATTGATAAGTTCTTTACTATTATTTATTAATTGCCTGCATCTATTATGACTACTATTATTAACTCTAGCATTGATTACACCAAGTTTGTGGCCAAGTCGTGGACTGAGATTATGACAGCTTCGCCGGACCCTTCTGAGTTGCCGATGCCTCCACAAAGGTGGTTGGTCAAGGACCCTAGCATGGTTTTGCTCGATTCTGCTACTCAGGAGGCTCTTGACCATTATTGGGCGGGGCAGGTTAAAGCGTGTCAATATGCTATCTTTCATATATGTTAGGTTTATTGTTTGGGGGTGGGTGTGTCTTGTCTTTTTTTTTCGTTATAAAATTGAATTAATAAAATAATTTATACAATTTATTTTATTAGAGTTGAGAGATTTTATGAATAGCAGTGTTGCAGAAGTGCTAGGTTCTATTATTAATCCTCTACATAATCATAACATAAAGGGAGGGGATTTATTTTATATTGGGACCGGTATTGGTCTCTCTGCTGGTCTTCTTTGTGCTTGTATTATTGCTCATTATAAATATATTAAGTTTAAGGCTAGTCTTATGTCTAGGGACATTACTAGGAAAATAAAGCATAATGACAAAGAGGATGAAGCCATTATTGCTGTTATTATTGACTATTTTGATACTAAGCAGAGTCTTTAAGACGTGCCTTTAAGTCGTTCCTTTAAGCCCTTTTTTTATATCTATTATGTGGCCCCTTTAAGTCGTTCCTTTTAGTCGTTCCTTTAAGCCCTTTTTTTATATCTTATTTGGCGGCGTTCTTTAAGCCCTTTTTTTATATCTATTATGTGGCGCCTTTAAGCCCTTTTTTTATATCTTATTTGGCGGCGTCTTTAAGCCCTTTTTTTATATCTATTTGGCGGCGTTCTTTAAGCCCTTTTTTTATATCTATTATGTGGCTCCTTTAAGCCCTTTTTTTATATCTATTTGGCGGCTCCTTTAAGCCCTTTTTTTATATCTATTTGGGGGCGTCTTTAAGCCCTTTTTTTATATCTATTTGGCGGCGTTCTTTAAGTCGTGTCTTTAAGTCGTTTTCATATATATTATTTGGCGGCCTCAATTCTTGTTATATTTAAATAAAATTGATTTCTTTTTTTTTCTATTTGCTTTTATTCTATCGCATTACTAATTAACTAAGATGTCCAAGGCTATTATTGAGGCTCTTGCTATGCGTGTTGATGCGCTCGAGAAGTCGGATAAGACCACTTCTATGCGTGTTGATGCGCTTGAGAAAACTCTTGCTTCGCAACTTAATGTTCAACCTAAGCCTGTGGATGATAAGAAAAAGGAAAAGGAGGATAAGAAGGAAAAGGCTGCCGCTAAGAAGGAGAAAAAGGCTAAGGCTGACCCTGCTGATGCTAAGCCTAAGCGTGTTACCGGTTATATTCTATTTTGTAATTCTAATAGGGATGATGTTAAGACTAAGTTATCTATTCATGATGAAAAGCCTAAGAATACTGAGGTCTTGACTGAGCTCGCTCGTTTGTGGAAGGCTATTGATTCTGATGAAAAGGATGAGTGGAATGCTAAGGCTAAGGCTAAGTCTTATCCTCCTCCTACTAAACCTAACCCTACTAACTCCGATGAAGAAGACGACGACGACGACGACGATGATGAATGAATGAATTAATTAATCTTTGGGATTACCTCGGAAAAAAAAAAATTTTAGGGTTTGATGCATAAGGGCGTGCTTTTTTTTTCTCTCTTTCTTAAAAATATACTATTTAATAAATAATAAATAATAAATAGTATATACTTATATTAAATAATAGTACTATGGAATGTGTTATTTGTCTTGAGGATATTTCTTGCAATGATTATTGCAAATTTAACTGTTGCAATAATAGTGTTCATAATACTTGTTTAAAGTCTTGGGTTAATAAAAGTATTACAAAAAAAAACGTAGCAAAATGCTTTATATGCAGTCAAAAAAATAGCGCAATTGAGCATATTTTAACGCAACATTCTTATAATGCTAATGCTAATGAAATAGTGAATAACAATAATAATAATTATATTATTATTGATATAAGTGCTAACAATATTAATCAAACACAAGCACACGCTTACATAGAAATCAGGTCTTTTCTTATTTTAAAATTAATTTACACTACTTTAGCCATTTCTATACTCTTAATAGGTTTTCTATATTTAACATTATAATAATTTAAGCTGACATTTGTGGCTTATATGGTGGTCTAGGACCTTTAGAGCTATTATGCGATTTAACGGTAATAAACTCGGAATTCTTAGACATATCACGATTCTTGTGGCGAGTTTCACACATTAAATCATTTTGACAAATACCCTTAATATTAATAGCTTGATATTCGTGAGCACCTGTCTCCATTTTCTGAATATTGAATTCAATATATTCACCTTGAACAAGATACTTATATAATTCTTCCTTAACATTTAAAGACGAATGATGAGCAAAAATATCCTTTCCTTTATGTTCGTCTTCTCCGTTCAGAAATGTAATAAATCCATATCCTGACTTGTTGTTGAACCATTTTACTTTTCCTACATATTGGTTGGTGGCAGTATCAGCCTGTGACATTTTATATATAGTATAATATATATTACCTTTATATTAGTTTTTTATATAAATAATATAAAAATAAGTTTATAAATAATCGTATAAATATATATTAGTAATATTATATATTAGTAATATTAAAAAATGGAATGTGCGCTATGTAAAAGATATAAACAACCACTATTTTGCTTAAATAAAAGGTTATTATGTATAAATCATTCAAAATTATTGTATAATGCACGGCTAATTTTTATACAAAAAATTTATAGAGGTTATAAAGTAAGAAGCTATTTAAAAAATATTTTTAATAGACTACCGAGAGATTTGCAAATTCACATTTTGAGTTTTAATAATAAAAGCACAAAAAATGATGAAATTAATCGTATAAACAAATATTTGCACAAAATTACTTATAAAATTAACAATTTTTCAAATATTAAATCACATATTATAACAATTAAAGAGCTGGAAACCATATTAGCATTTATACTAAAACATAATAAAGTTATAGACAGCAAATGGAAAAACTATTATCATTATTATTTTAAAAATATATGCTATATTTTTTTATTAATACAAAATTCGGATAATATTCCAACACATATAACATATATACCCTCTTATATTTCTATTTCTATTTTCAACTCGTTGAACTTCCAACCTAATATAGCAAACGATGACGTCTATACAAAAGTTAATAACTTATTGCAACCTATTGCAATATTTTTAAATAGCTAATCTAAGGCGTATAAATCATATTTAATAATATTATAATATAGTCATAATTTGGAGCTTGATTATATTTTAGCCGTCTTATATATTTAAATAGCTTGTCTAATGTAGTATAATTAATACTTTTTTTATTAAGTATGCTATTGTTTTTATCTTGCAAAAACATTAATAATATATCAATATTTTTCTTATTACTAACGTCTAAGCTAGTATAAATGTTATAGCAAGAATTATCTAATAATAAATAAAATAAAATATATAATAGCGATTCGATATCATCACGTCGTGAGGGTTCTATTAAATTTATTACGTTCAAACTTGAAAAATTAACAGAACCTATTAACGATTTTATTTGTGTTTCACTATTATGAATAGTGCCACTTTTATACATTTTAGAAAGACCAAAATCAATTATATATAAATTATAACTCGTGTCTAAACATATATTTGTTGGTTTTAAATCTCTATGTATTATATTATTTTCGTGGATTAATTTAATTATTGCTATTAGCTCTCCTAACATAGTTATAGTGTGTTCAACATAATTTAACTGGTCGCAATTTTGTAATTTGTAATCTTTCAAAGTCATAGTATATAAATCCATAACCATATACATCTTATTATTTGTTTCAAAAACGTCATATATTGTTGAAATGTTGCTAATAGTTCGCAGTTGCTTATATATTTGTATTTCATATTTAATTAAGTCTTTTGCTCCACATTTTATAGCATAGCTTTTGTCGTTATATGTTGCTTTTGTTACCTGTCCAAATTCTCCATTAGATATATACGAAATTATATTATACTTATTTAACAACATATATGTAGCACTATTAAAATAGTTAAATGCTATATTTTTATGTTTTATCATTACTATTATTTATTGCATTATCACTTATATCATATTCTTCTATTGTTTCTTCTATTGTTTCTTCACTTATTGTTTCCATTGTTTCTTTTGTTTGTTTTGTTTCTCTTGCTTCTAGTGTTTCTGTTTTTTCTGTTTTTTCTGGTTTTATAGTATTTTTACAATAATTAGTCTTCTTAACACTTAACTTGATGTTGCCTAATTGTAGTAATTGCATAGTTAAATGAGGAATTAGTGAAACATAATTTATATAGGTTGTATAGCTATTTAAGAAAGCCAGTGTGTGCTTTTCTAAAAATTTGATGCTATAAAACCAATAAGGAGGTATTACAAGAACCTGTCCCACGTTTAATATTACTCTTAAAAATTTAATTTTATTATAATCATTTTTATAAATGCTGTCTACATTATAAATATTTATTTGCGAGTAAAATTCTAGTGTTTCGTAATTCTTTTTAACGTGCAAATTTTTATAATACTTTGGTGGGCACAAAGTTACTTCTAGTTGACCGCTTGATAAATATAATATATTACGACTATTTATGCTGTATTTTAATCGTGTATTATTATTTTGTGCCCCCATAATAACATCATATTTTTTAGCACACATATTAGGCGGTCTAAAGAAAATATCATTTTTACATAATATTTTGGCTATTGACGTTTCTTGTAAAAATTCTTCATTATTGTAACTTAAGTAATTTGTAGAGCTGGCAACATCGTAATAATCCTGTAAATTTATTTTGCACAAATTCTCGCTAGTGTTATTGTATATATTTATATTAAATGTCGAATATTCAGAAAGTAAATGCTTGACGTTAATATTTTCAACTAAATTAATAGCGTTTAACAAGAGAGGCTGTTTATAATTTATTATATCTTCCAATTTTTCTTTTGATAAATTTTCCATTTCATATAATTCTAAATAGTTACTTGTTTTATTGTGATTATAAATATGTATATATAGAAATAAAACCACACATAATATTAATAAATTTATTATAATCAACATTAATATTTCATTAGTTATTATTTATTTTATTTTAACATAAATAAATAATAATTGTTTATTAATTTTATTATTCGGGTTTTTGTTCTTGTGCTGGTTCTTGGACTGGTTCTTGTGCAGGTTCTTGGGCTGGTTCTTGGGCTGGTTCTTGTGCCGGTTCTTGTGCTGGTTCTTGTGCTGGTTCTTGGACTGGTTCTTGTGCTGGTTCTTGTGCTGGTTCTTGTGCTGGTTCTGGAGCTGGTTCTGGAGCTGGTTCTTGTGCTGGTTCTGTGTCTTCGACTAAACTAGTTGCATCGTCAATTAATTCGTGAATACTGATGCCGTGCTCAGTTGGATTGCTAATATCTAATAAATCTTCAATTTGTTCTTCGTTTAATAATAATTCATTATTACCAAAATCAATATTTATTTTTTTTATTTCACCTATGTTTGTATCATACATTTCATCAGGCTCACAATTCTCACAGTTGTCACCAGGTTGACAGTTAAAATCAAATGCATTAAAATCTCCTGACTTAAATAAAGACCCGCTTAATAGTGATTGTAACATAATATTACTAGGATTACTAGCCTTTTTACTATGTAATAAAGCAACACTAGTTTCGATTTCTTTTAGTCTTGCACTATTGGAATTACATTGCTCATAAAGTTTATTAACATTATTAGCGGTTTCTAAGGCCATATTTTGAGATTTAATTACTAATACTTTTAACTCGCTAAATTCACTCATAATATTGTCAATAGTATTCATAGATTCAAATTTTTGTGCTATTTTATCATTTAATAAATTGGTAGTGCTTGTTAGTTGTTCTCTTAGTGATGTCTTAAAATCATCCATTTTTTGTTCAGTTCTTTTTTCCTGCATTAATAATTTTTCATCATATAAAGCTAAAGCTGGCATATTAGAACCACCGCTTTCTCTCGTTGTGTCGTTGCTCTTAGTGTCGTTGCTCTTAGTATGACCTATGTTCTCTAGTTTATCATCTATAAATTTTGTTAGTAGGTCTTCGTCTGTAAATTCTGTAATCAATGTTTCTAATTCTTTAATCTTTATATCGTGAATTTGTAATATTTGTAGTGGTGTTAATGTTTGATTTTGTTCGCGTGGAATGTCTTTTTGAGGTTGCTGAACTTGCTGAACTACTCTATTATTAATAATAGGGCTTGGTGCCACAGGGTTTTCACTTGTTGCTCGCCTTCTTCGCGCGGATGCTAAAGCAGATGTTGACATATTTACAATATACTAATGCCTATTTTTTAAACCATATTATTAATAAATAATATAATATTAATTATTATATTATTATTTGCTTGTTTTGTATATATGCTTGTTTTGTATATTATGCTTTCATAATATATTTAATAGCCTCGTGGTGCTTATAATTAGTAACTACAAAATCGGTTTCTACATAATCTTCAATATGCTCACGTTTATTTATAATTTCTAAAGTTGGAAACTCATAAGGTTCTCGTTGTAACTGTATTTTAATATTGTCAATATGTTCCTCATAAATATGACAGTTACCCTTATAATACAAAAATTCATAAGGCTCAAGCTCACAATGCTTTGCTAATAAATGCGTTAAAAAGCAATATGACGCAACATTGAAACACGTTCCACAAGCCTCGTCATTAGAGCGTTGATACATAGCACAACTTAATTTATTATTATTTGTTACATTAAACTGCATAAAAATATGACACGGAGGTAATGCCATAATATCTAGCTGACAAGGGTTCCACGCAGTAATAATCATTCTTCTAGAATTTCGTTTTTCTGGGTCTTTTAAACACTCGATTACTTCTTTAAGCTGGTCAATGCCTTTATTGCTATAATCGCTAGTGCAATCAGTATATTTTGCATTATAATGACGCCATTGAAATCCGTAAATAGGACCTAAATCGTCTTCCATAAACTTAGTTAGTCCACGCCCATCTAAAAATTGGCGAGAACCATTTTCATCCCATATATGCACGTTTTTCTCTTTTAAATGCTTATTATTTGTATCTCCTTTAATAAACCATAATAATTCGCGCAAGCACGTCTTCCATGCGACCTTTTTTGTAGTCATAATAGGAATTTTATTATGCTCTAACGAAAAATGCATTGTTGAACCAAAAATAGATAATGTGTTTCCGTTTCTACCTTCTTGATTATTTTGTGTAGATAATATATCATCTAATAAATTTAAATATTGATTTTCTTCATTGTATTTGTTATGTCTATACTTATTTGCCTCACAACACCGTTTTAGCATTTAGCTAATAATTATTATGTTATACTAATATTACTTAAATTATATTTAAATAATATTAATTTATTAATTTATTAATTTATTTATTAATTTAGTCCTTTCATTTTTAATGGTTTCAAAGTAATATATTAAGCCACTATAAGTTAATGTTATAGAAGACAGCGATATAACATATTCTCTATTTGTTAATTCTAATGACTTTGTATATATCTTAAAAATATCATTAACATATACGTTTACATATCCATAAATAATAAATAATATAAATGAAATTAGCAAAGCATTATTGGTTTTTTTGGATGTTTTAATATATTTTTTAACATATAATAATGCGATTATAGAAAATATTAAATGGACCAAACAACTGATTATAGCGTAATAAAAAGCTATATTTTCGCCACTAATATCTATTATATATTTCTTACAAAAATCTAATACATATGGGGAATATATTTTATAGTGTTCTTCCTTTGATATTATATTGAATTTTTTTATAAGTACTAATGATGCAACAAATAATATTGATATAACTATACCAAAACAAAAATATATTACAAAATCATAAATATTATTATCATAACAATTTATATATATTAATGATATGAGTAACATAGTAATTACTTGCATACACAATAATTTGTGAGCATCTATAATCATTTGAATATATGAACAGTCGCTTGTTGTTTCTATTGTTGTTTCTTCAGTATTTTCGTTAGTATCTTCGTTAATATCTTCGTTAGTGTCTTTGTTAGTGTCTTTGTTAGTGTCTTCACTAATGTCTTGAGTAATGTCTTTTCCATTGTCTTCGCTAACATTTTTGCTAATGTCTTCCTTTTTTTCTTCCTTGATGTCTTCCATTTAAAAAATTTATTATTTTATATTAAACATATTAAACAATAATATTTTTAACTAATTTCACCTTATTAATTTTAAAATAAAACATGCTACTAATTAATATTAATACTAATATTAATGTTATTATATAAATATAATTTCTAAATATAAAATACAATAAAAACCAACTGTCTATACTTTTATCAAATTTAAAGAGTCTTAATGCTGTTCTAATAATAGATAATATATAAATATTAGCACTCCATGTATTTTGGTTCTCGGTTTTATGAAATATTTGAACAATTAGTGGGTATTTATATGTAAATTTTTTAGTTAAAGCCCCTATATATGTATTATCCACGTGCCCTTTATTAAAATTAGACGAGCTAATGTCTTCAATTAATTTACTTCTTGCATTACGTGAATATATGATTGCTTGTACTGCACCAAAAAAATAACTACCTATATTCAAAAAATCTTCATTATATTTTGATGCTAATCCAAATGATCCAAAAGTGAAAATATCAAAATCTGTTGTTGCAATAAATGCATCGATTTTTTCATAAACTAATGTGTCTTTATTTACTACTAGTGCATCATCTTCTAATATTATTACATTATTATATTCTTTTAAGTACTCAAAAGCTGTATAATAAGCGTGAACAATATCTTGTTTAGAACTTATAATTGTTGAAGGTTTGTTACACTTTTTAAATCCCTTATTATATTGAATTATTGTTTGCTTGGCAAGATTTAATAAAAATGGGTCTTCTTTAAATCTAGTGCTGTCTTCCATTGCTAATATAAGAACCACATCCACATTTTTTAATATAGGGGTTTCATTATTATTTATTACTTTATATGTGTAACAATCCATATATAATTATTTTTATATGTTTTTATATGTTTATAGGCACAATTTAAATTTAAATAATAAACATATTAAGTTATATAACTTTACTAACTTATTTAGAAATAACATTATATAAAAAATAACATTATTTAGAAATAATATTATTTTTTTAATTTATATATATAATAATATTTATGAATTCTTTCGAAACTCCAAATACAAATTTTATAAATGGCGGAACTAGCAATAGATTAAGTCCTTCTGGTTTCTTTTATTATGTTTTTAACTTTGATAGCGATAATAAAGCACTATTATTTAATATGTTACAATATTTAATAATTGCTTTAATCCCTGTTGTAATATTATTAAAACTTGTAAAAGAATATATTCCAGAAGATAATGACAAAAAAGCTAACTTAGAAATATTATTTGAAATCATTATTCAATTAGGTGTATTGTTTATTGCAATCTTTTTTATTGATAAAATAACTCGTTATTTTCCAACATATAGCAAGGTGCCATATTCTAAATTTAATGAAGTAAGTTTCATTATTCCTACGTTGATTTTAATTTTTACTATGCAAACAAAGTTAGGAGCCAAAATCAATATTCTCTATAATAGAGTAATGGAAACGTGGAGCGGTAAAAGCCCACACGTGGGAGCAAGCAATCACGGTAATGCTAAAATAAATCAAACTATTTCCACACCTGGAATTCATCAAGTTAGCAGGGCTGATACATTAGATAATACTTTAATGGCTCCAAGAGCTAACCAAATGCCTGCACAAAACAATATATCTATGATTGATTCGCTGCCAAATATGATTAATAATGGCGGAGGAATGAACTTTCAAGGACAGGCAATGCAAAATGCATTTATGGAGTCTATGGAACCAATGGCTGCCAACGGCGCTTTAGGAGGAGCATTTGGGTCATCATTTTAATTCTAAAATTTTTATAATATTTTACTTTAACATATTATAAAAATTTTAGGGGTTTGTGGGTTTATATGTCTTAAATTCTATCGATTTTAATTATTTCAGTATCTGGTATTTGTTCCAATTTTTTTTCTGGGTTTAGTGTTGGTGTCCTTGCTATATCTTCTGCTCTCGCGCTTTATTGGCATCATTTTCTGCAAATAGTTCTCTCGACTTCTTTCCCTTTCCACTGCTACTGTTATCGGGAGTTGTTGTTGTTGATTGTGCTGGTGCTTCTTCTCGAGAAAAAGCACCAGATGTAGGAATAGCAGGAAGAGAAAAAAATCCAGGCCCTTTGCTCTTTTCATTACAATCTTTAGTAGTGTCATGTTTAACTATATATTTTGTAGATAAACTTGATACTCTTTGAAGACCCGTACCGATGTTATCATTTATCTTGTAGACACTTGCAAAATAAGGATGAGGGGATTGAATTAACATAATAAAAAATATAATTATACATACAATAATTCCAGAAATATACATATAAATCTCTTCCAATATCCTAGCTACTTCACTTTGCTTTGCATTTTTTTCTTCTTCTTCTGCATTACAGTTCACTGGTGGAGCTTCAACATCATTATTTAATTTGGAAATAAAAAATACAATCTTATTTGAAATAATATCTTCTAGCATTATTGTTATCATTCGTAATACTATATAAATTACCATAAGTTTTAAAGTTACTGCTACCCCAATTTTGCCTTTTTGAAAAAATTTTTGAATCATCCTAGGAAGTGTATAGCGATACATATTGTCAATTGGCTTAAATAGAAACATTACTGTAATTAATACGCATATACCTAATACATATAGGGCAGTCGACTCTACTATTTTAGCCCAACTTAGTACATTAGGTTTGTTACCATTACAAGATATTTTATAAAATGCTTTTGAAATACCAGAACCAATTATAAGTATGGCTATAGGCCATAAAATATATGACGCCCCAATAACTTGTTTAAAAATTTGAACTATATCTAATTCATCTTCAATCTTACGATAATAATCAATAAATAAATAAAACATTAAAACCAAACTTGTTATTGCAAAAAAAATAGAATATACTATTTGTGTTGTTTTTTTATCAAATTTAACATTTGGTAAAGCATATTCATCCCCTAAAAACCTATTTAATAATCCCATTATTATTACCCATAATAAAAAAAATATTAAAAATATGAAAGCAAATAATGAAGGAAGCCCAGCAAATAATGATATCTTAAAGACTGGATTAACTTGTTTTGATTCAACTGTTGGCTTTACGCCTCCTACTGTTCCTCCTATCTTTGGTTTTCCATTAGATTCCTTATTTTTTTGAGCCTCATTAATCATCTCTTCAAATTTCTCCGGTAAAACTTCTCTTAGATAATCCATTGTGGCTTCACCTACTTTTATTCCACGTGCTAAAAGAGTTACTCCATAGGACAGTACCTCTTTGCCTGTTATTTCAGCTGTTTGTTCTTCCTCATTTTCAGCACGGACTACTTCACATTTAATTTTTCTAATTATACTGTTTGAAGTAAATGGTTCTATTGATTTACGTAATTCTCGGTCAGCATTCTTGATGGCTGTGTTTTCAGCAAGAGGAGGCGTTTCTAATTGTTGTCTGGGATTATTACGGCTGTATAATGTTTTACTTATTCCATTTACCGCTAAAGGTTCAGAATTCGATGAATTCTTAGTTACCGATATAGGTTTAGATTTCGATAAAGCTTCTGATTTCCCAGTTACCGATAAAGGTTCTGATTTCGATAAAATCCTAAGTTTCGATGATTTAATAGATTTTGGGTTAATAGATTTTGGGCTAGGTGCTTGTTGTTGTGAATGTTTTTTTAATTCTCCCAGAATGCCATCCATATTTATATTAAACTAATATAAATGTATATTATTATTTGGTCGATTAATCATAATTAATATTTTCGAACTCTTTTAAATTTGTTTTTAAATTATTAGATGCGCATATTTTCTTGATTATTTTATCGTCAATAGTTTTTAAATTAACCGAGCAAGTTTTCAATAAATATGCAAAATAGTCTTGCTTTGCGTCGTTTTCTTTAAAGTCGGGGTTTTTTGCAATCCAATCTTGAATCAGCTTAAAATGTGCTTTATTTAAGTTATGTAAAGCCCCTTTTATTTTTGTTTTATCGCTATCTTTTTCCCATAAATCATTGTCTTTTATGTATAAAGTTTCGCGTTTGGGATCGGTGCAATGTAGCGGTCTCTCAAAAAGCGACAATTTACTTATTGTTTGTATAATAGCGTTGCTTAGTCCTATTTCTAAACCTTTATTTTTTGTTAAATCCAGGTCTTCCAATGTTAATTTTATTTGTTTTATAAAATCGTTCATATTTATTGCATTTTTACACCGTTCATTAAGAAAAACATTAATATTAAAATTCTGTTTTATATGTGTGTTATTATTTGTAATATTGCCTAGCTTTGGAACAAATTCTATTAATTGCTTTTGTTGTTCTCCTAATTGTTTCTGTTGCTCCATTATTTGTTGTTGTTGAATGATTAGCAAGTTCTTAATATCGTTATTTTCAGTAAATAGCTTCATTATCATAGTATTGTTAATGTCGCTAGCGCTAGCGCTAGTTTCATTAACATTAACATCTTCACCACTATTACTTATTTCTAAATTCACAAAAGCGCATTTTTTTTTATGAGTATATAAGCTCTGGTTATGTTTATAACTTTTGCCACATTCACATATATAAGATTTTGCACACGTTTTTTCACTAATATTTATAAGTAGCTCATTATTTTTGTGTTTTCCTGTTTGTATATGTCGCCCATAGTCCCCCTTTTTATACGTATTATAGTTACAGGATTTACATTCATATAAATATAAGCTTTTCACTCCTTTATTAATCATATACAATTATTATATAGTTATAAAAAATCCTTAAATCCTTTTCGCTAAAAAAGCGCTTTTATAAGTATTTTAAAATATGCTCTCAAAAAAAACTGCATAAAAAAATAAATGAGAGCTGTTATGATAACAAAATTTCGAGCGTGTAAAAAGTTGCGCTTTTTTGCGCGTTTTTTATAAGTATTTTATAAGTATTTTATAAGTATTTTATACTTATAAAAAACGCGCAAAAAAATCGAAAAAAGGCCTAAAAAATGTATGGTAAGGGCTTTTTTTGCACACTTAGAAAATTTATAAAAGCTTTATGGTGTAAAACTGAAAAATCCCTGATTTTGTTTTAGAAAAACCTATAAAGGCTTGCCTAATTTAAAAATGGACATTTATAAATGTCCAAAATCAAAAAAATTTTATAAATATAAATTCGGTAAAAAGAGAGATTTGCAAAAGTTTATGTGCCTTTGGCTTTGTTTTTTGCTGATTGTTTAAAAATTTGTTATGATATATGGTCTTGGGATTTTGTATGCGTTTTTTGCTTATTTTTTGATTTTTTATGAATTTTTATAAGTTTTTATGAGTTTTTTAAATAAATTTTTATGAGTTTTGTTAATTATTAATAATATTGTTAATTATTAATAATATGTCTAAAAAGAGAAAATTTAGTGAGTTAGTATTTTTATATTTGATAAACATAAGTTTTGTATTATATATAATTGTGCTATTAGGAATAGGAGGTTTTGCGCCGAGATACATGCGCTATTTGAGAACATTTTTACAAATATATATAGGAATCTTGCTAGTTATAAGGTATAATCCTATTACATATAAAGGGCGGGAATTTGGAGAATTTGATAGACGGTTAGTATTTTCATCGGGTATATTTTTATTATTATCAACTGCACTAATCGGGTCAATTGAGAAGTATTTACAAAATAAAACAATAGAATTAATTAGCTCTGGAGTAAGTAGTATTGCCAATATTGCTACTAGTGCTACTACTGCTACTAATGCTAGTGCCTATAAATAGTTTGTTGCTTAATGCCTAATAATTATTTGTATAAATAATATAAACCAAGAATATTCCGAAGAAATTTTTAGAAAATAGATCTAATATATTATACATTATATTTTTAATATAATATGGCATAAATGCAGCAACTCCATATAGCAACCAGAAAAAGAAAAAGTACATAAATAGTTTTAATCCTGAACCTGTTGTGGATTTATTATTAGCTACAAAATTTTTATAAATCATATAATAATAAATTAAAAAAGGTATAAACCCTAATAGTACACTGTAAACAACCGGAATAACATTTATTTCACCCAAATACCCAAATAAGAGCATCATCCAATTTAAGTTCAATATTGGAACTAGCGTTTTATAATTCATTTTTAATATAGAGGTTAATCTCAAAGTGCCTGTTTGTTTTGTAACCTTTGCCTCTAAAAATATTAAATATGAAATTAGTGTTATAAGCATAGTTGGTGTAGTTACAACCCAATCCATATATCTATTAGGTGTCATATTGCTTAGCTTATTAAAATTATAAGTTAACCAAATGTAAAACAAGCCTTCAATTATTTGGACAAATAATTCTAAAAAAAACAATTCCTTTATTATATAATATTCACGTGGTATATTTTTTGTACTTACCAATAAATTAATTGCTAATGTTGCAAATTGAACAATTACAGATAATTTCAATGTATAACTAAAGAGTTTTTTAGTATTCATTATATATTATATAATTTTAATATTTTAATCATAAAAAAATAAAAAATAAAAAATTATAACAAAAAAAATGAAAAATAAAAAATGATAACTAAATAAAAAAATGATAATATAAAAATAAATAAAAATTAAATAAATTATATATATAATGGATTTAACTAAAGCAGACTATATAAAAATTTTGGATTATTACAATGTGCCGTTTAAAAAAACGAATATTAGCCATCTTAAGAAATTAGCCGAGCACATAATTGCTAAAAAACTTTGTAGCTGTATTAAAAAAGTTCCAAATGCAAATAATCCAGAAAGCCGGGCTATTGGTATATGTATTTATAGCGTTTTACAAAAAAAACACTTAAAAATAAACGGATTCAGTTGTAAGAAAAAGATGGTCCTTAAATCCAGCAAGAATAATAAACATAAACTATTTAAAGATTTAGCACAGTTATTATTAAAAAACAAGACTACTAAGAAACTGAGAAAATAATGGAACAATCTACTATTTATAATATGAATAGTGACAGCACATTAAAAACAGATGAAACTTATGATGGAATTACTTTTTTTAGAAAATATGGTCCTCCGCTCACTAAAAGCCACGCATATTCAAATAATGTTGAAAGAACCATTGTTAAAATATTAATGGAAAACCCTCATCCAAATATAGTTAATTATTATGATGTAACAGATGACTATATTACTATGGAACAATTATGCACTGAAAAATCGGCTTCATGTTATGTTGGACTACATCCAATGAGCTATGACGATTTAATTGAAATACAAGAAGTAATGGAAAACGTGAAAACTTACTTACAAGGCTTAGGAATTATGTATGTAGATTGGAAGTTCGATAACTTGGCTAAATCAGTAGATGGAGTTTATAAATTATTTGATTTTGATGCTTCTGGATTGGTCGATTTAAATAGTCAGCAATGGATACTTGAGCCAGTACATTATTGGAATTACAATGAGGCGTTTAAAAATGGATGTATAACGCCGAAAGAAATAGATGATTGGGGGTTTAACTATAATATTATTGAAGATGGGTTTAAATTGGTTGACTAGTTAGTATGTAGCAATAAAAACAAAAAATAGGAAAAGAGAAAAGAGAAAATGCACAACATAACACAACACAACACAAGTATATGCTATGGAAACTTACCATTCATAGCATCTACTTGCCACTGTAACAATGGTTCCTTTGCGCCTGTTTGGTAATGTATCCACGTTGAAGGTGTTGGCTCCGCATTGAAGGTCACATTCACTTGCTTGTTTCCATCGCTAGTATAGTCCCCGTAGTGCCGCGACATGTTTGGATTTGACCCACCCAATACAAACTTCACAAAGCACTCAGCACAATAATGATGTTTGACAGGATACTCTTTTCCATCGACAAACATGGTCGTGCATTGCATTGGCTTTTGAATACGATGATAGTAGCGGCTGTAACCATAATTCCATACATACTCACACACTGCTTCAGTATCGTAGTAGCAGTTTGCGTTTGCACAGTCGCCCATTATATATTGATTCTCAAAACGCTTGTCAACATAGCGCTCAGTAAACACCCCGTACAACGTAGCCACCATTTGCCCCGCAATATAAAACTGGCTCACGGATTTGCTAAACAACACACACGTTTCCTTGAAGCTCACGAGGTAGTCTTTGTCTCCAAGCCGATCAACAATGAGTGATATGATCTCGCTTGGCAAGTCGCAAATGTTGAGCTCGCAAGCTTGGCACATCATCGTTGCTCTTCTCTCTTTGCTCTTCTCTCTTTTTGACCGGACTATAAATAAATGGCAAAAAAAAAGAAATCAATTTTTAAAAAGTATAACAACATCTATAAAAATGTTGTTATAGCATTTAATCATTAGTTTGTGCTTTAGCTTTTTCCTCCTCTTCTTTTAAACGCAAATCTCGTTGTAAGCAATAGCGCGCCTGCTTTTCTTGTGTGCGCTTTTCTTGATTTGCTCTCTGCCTTGCACTCCGGTCTTTTTTCACTTGTTGTTTGAAGCACTCACAACAATAATGTGACATAACAGTAAATTGCTCTCCATTAACCAGCATTGTTATTATATTTAACGTAGGTGCTATAGTTGACGCCATATGGTCTTCATTAGGTTTATATATAAGTGTGTGAGCATGCCAAATATGTTTTATTGCGCTTTGTTTCTTCTGACTACAGTTGGGGTTGATACATTCTTGACACTGCGTTGGAATAAAATTTTCAAAAAACTCCTGATACCGATTTATAGCAACCGAAAATGAAACTTGGTTACTTGTTTTAACACTTGTCATAGTTGTGTTTTTTTGGTACTATAAATAATTGATAAAAAAATAAATCAATTTTTTGTAGCGCTAATACAAATAAGCACTTTAACTATTTAAAAGACGCACCTGTCTCTCCACTAAAGGTCCATACCAATCTCTAGCACAATCATACCAACTAGAGGGTTGTGTTGTGTTAAAGGTTACAACTACTTGTTGTATTCCATAACAATAACTTCCGTAATGTTGCGCAACCTTTTTGTTGTTTCCTACTAAAACGTGTCTTTTAAAGCATTCACAACAATAAGGAGAGCGAAACCAGAATTTTTTCTTATTAATTACCATTAAATTTGTGTTTTGTGCATCTTGTTTTCCATGTACATAACCAATCCCATTGTGAGCCTCCCATATGTATACACACGCGTTATGGGTTTCCTCTTTACAACGCTCATTTACACATCTTGCCATATACTTACGATGTGGATTATAGTTCTGTAACTCATAAGGATTAAATCTGCTAAACAACACAGCAAACATCTCCTTTGTAACAGCAAATTTTGAAATCAAGTTAGACAATGACTTACAAGTAATGTTTAGACCAATTATGTATTCATAATTGCCGAGTTGTTTTATAATGAGTGTCATAATGTCGCTTGGTAACTCGCAAATGTTGCTTACGCTCATCATTTTAAAGCTTTAATTATTTTGTTATTTTGTTAATAGTGCAAAAATAATAAAAAAATCAATTTTTAAAAAGTATAACAACATCTATCTAGTCGGTTGCCAACATATATTCCTGAAGCTCAGTAAGCACGTGATCCTCTCCTGTTTCACGATTATGCCACGTAGAAGGCCATGGCTCATTATGAAAGTATACTTCTACCTCTTGAACTCCGTCACAATAACCCCCATAGTGTTGCGAAGCATTCTTGTTGTTTCCCACCAAAACATGTTTCTTGAAGCACTCGCAACAATAATGACTCTGAACCCAATGTGGTTTTCCGTTTACTCGCATGATTGTAATGTTCAATGCTGTTTGCCGTTCATTGTGTTCGTAAGCCAGTGAGTTATTCTCCCATATATATAACACAGCGCCTTCTGTTTCCTCTATGCAGTTTGGATTGATACAGTATGTACGCTTGGTCGGAACGAACTTCTCAAAAAACTCAAGCAACCTCTCTTGTGCGACTGAAAACGAAACGTGGTCGCTTGAATTAGTGCTTGCGCTTGTCATAGCGCTCTTGTTTTTTGCTCTGTGCTTTTTGTGGAGGCTATTAATAAATGCTAAAAAAAAGTAATCAATTTTTTTAAAGTATAGCAACAATTGCTATTTAAGAATTGAATAAATGAATAAACTCTTTATAATGCTTTATATCTAATGTTCTTGCTTTTTTTAAGGCATTAAATGCCTCTAAACGAGTTAATTTTTCATTTGTTTCAAGATATTCTTCTTGCATTTTCATCATAAAAGTACGATACTTGTTGGCGTTCTCGGTGTAGGAGAAGCCCTCACCGCCATGTGGTGCAAGTTCTCGTTTAATTTTAAATAAATTATAATGTGCCTCGCGCCATTTTTCAAATGTAAGTTTAGCGCGTTCGTCATATGCTGCTTGTAATGCTAATGCTCTGTCTTTAGCATTATAATTGGCAAGTAAAATTTCTTCTTCCTCTTTATAATCTTCTTCGTTTGTTTGCGTTTGAACTTCAACTCTATCGATAACTTCTTCTTCTTCTTCTTTCTCTTCTTCTTCTTCTTCATTCAAGAGTTCTTCTTCCTTAATAATTTGAATAAGTTGTTTTACACTTAACACAATACTTAAAGCTGTGCTATAAATAATAAGGAAACACATAATAACAGAAGTGATGTTAATTTTTCCATAATTAGAGTTAAAGTTAGACACATTAGGACTTGTATAGGCGCACGTTTGGACTTCCATATTTACTATAATTAGTTTGTTAAGAGAGAAAAAACAATCAATTTTTTTTAAATCATTATATAAATATATACTTACATCTAGTATAACTAATATTTACTTCATCTATATAGTCATAATTGTGCTTAACATTTTTCAAATCTCCAACTAAAACAAATTTTTTCAAGCATTCGCTACAATAGTGCGTATTAAACTTATACTTTTGCTCATTAATTAAGGCTGTTGTTTGTTTTAAGGCAAATTGCTTAATATGAACGTAACTATCATAACCATTGCGATAATGTTTATCAAATACTGCCTTAGTATCATCAGCACAATTAATATTAATACAAAATGTTCTTGGTGAAAATAGACTTAGTCTGTAAGACAACATAAGTCTAGCAATTGACAAGCGTGACACACTATTATAGTTAGCTATGCACGTCCTTTTAAACAACGCAAGATAGTTATAGTGTTTTATGCGACCTATAATAATTTGAATAACATCATCGTTAAGGTCGCAAAAACCGAGAACCATATTTTATCCTCATTAAATAGATGCAAAAAAAAACAATCAATTTTTTTTGTGTCTTTTATGTTTTAATGTTTAAATGGATTAAAATATTATATTAACTTCTTCAGAGTTGTGATAGTTTTCTATTACATTTGAGTTAGAACCAACTAACACAAACTTTTTCAAGCACTCGCAACAATAATGAGATTTAATATTATAATATTGTGCATTAACTATAATAGTTGTAGCATTCAATGCATATTGTCTTGAATGTAAGTAGCGAGTATAATAATAGTTATGAACAAATGTAAATACATCATAAGTGTCTTCATAACAATCTACATTTATACATAAATCGCGAAAACTAAACAACCCAAGTTTAGTAGGCAACATTAATTTAGCAATAGCAAAAACACTAATAGATTTATGTAGTGCCTTACACGTTGTTTTAAGCTTTGAGAGAAATTGATAATCTTTAAAAAGGTGCCCACATATAATCTCTCCAACATCGTTAGGCAATTCTTTAATGTTTAAATAGTCACAAGGTACGCAATTCATTAATATAGCTATATTTGTTTATAATAAAAAAAAAACAAGTATAGCTAAAGAATCAATTTTATACTATATTATACTATCCTTGTTTGTTTAAATAGTCGACTGCTTTAAGGAGTATTTTTTCTTCATCATTAATTTTTTGAAATATAATATTTTCATTTAAATAGAGCGTAATAAAACTGTGATTATAGCCTTTTAAAACTAGCGCAATTCCTTTGTCGTGTATTTTAATATCACATAAAATAGACCCATTGGTTATTTTAATGTGCTCTATTTTTTTTAAATTAACCCATCGTATATTTCGCCCATATTTTAAATCCTTTAAGTTGTCAACATACATATAACCGTTTAATTTTTTATGAAAACTTTTCAAATCGTCACGCTTAAGACCGAGCTCTTGCAATATTTCGTTTTTCTTGCGCTTAATTTCTTGAATATTTGTATTTATTATATTTAAATTAGCATCATTTTCTAATGCTTGCTGAAGGAGTTCTATATCCATAGCTTCTTAAATAAAACATATATTTTATGCTTTAATATGTTTTAATATAATTATTTAGCTATAATATAACTCATAAGCTTCATCAAATTCTTCACTTGTAATATGTTTTTGCCTACTAAGAATATGATTTTTATCATAACAATAGCTATCTTCGCTTCCCGACTCAATGTCCATATCTAAAATAAATCTTACACAAAAATGGGCTGTTAAATGTTGAGTGTTAAGCACCACTTTTTTATTTAAATAATACATATGCTTTGTTAAAACTTCAATACTATATTGTGTTCCACATAAATCAAAATCACTAATTTTTTCATT